CTGCACAAATCCGCAAAGTTAGCGACGATACTGCTGGATGGGATCATCTAGTGTCAGGTACTGCTATTCAAGCAACGCTTGATGAAACAACAACATATGTTATTGAACCAAGATTAACATTTAGCGCACCTCCATCAGGAACACGGGCATTTGGCCGTGCAAGAGTTGAAGATGGTAAGATTGTTCAAATTAGAATCATTGAACCAGGTACTGGCTATGTATCTGCCCCAACAATGACTGTAACGGATCCTAACAACACTGTAGAAGTACCGCACCAAGTTAGAATTGGCGATGGTGTATTACGCCAGCCAACTTGGACTAATCGCGGCACAGGATTTGTAACTTCACAAGTTGAAATCACAGGTGATGGATATGCTGATCTATATCAGCCTGGACGATATGTACAAGTTGCAGGTCTAACAGAAGTGCCACAAGCAGGTGCAAACGTTACATTTTCTGGCATTCCTGGTGACTATTATAAACTAGTTAGCGTAACACAACTGTTAGGCAATGGTCCATATAGTGCTAGATTACAAGTTAGTCCTGATATAACGATTACACATGCGCCAACACACGGAGATGCTGTTGAATTAAGAATACGCTACAGTCAAGTTCGATTAACAGGACACGACTTTTTAGATATTGGTACTGGAAATTTTGCCAATACCAACTATCCAGGTATTCCGTTAATAGCACCAGACCCGCTTGATGAAACAGTTGACGCTGGCGGTGGTCGTGTGTTCTATACATCAACTGACCAAGATGGTAACTTTAGAGTTGGTGAATTGTTCAGTATTGAACAGGCTACTGGTGTTGCAACATTAAACGCAGATGCATTTAATATTTCTGGACTACAAGAACTACAACTTGGTGCAGTTTCGCTAGGTGGAACTAGTGCAGTTATTACTGAGTTTTCAACAGACGGTACATTTACTGCTAACAGCGATAATATTGTACCAACGCAAAAAGCTATTAAAACTTATATTGCAAGCCAAATTGGCGGCGGAGCAGGCGAGTTGAACGTAAATAGCATTACGGCAGGTTATGTGTTAATTTCTACAAACGAAATAACCACAACAGATCTGCGTCAAATTAACATTTTACAGAAAGTAAATTTTGTTGCCGGTGTAGATGGCCAACCTCTAGCACTGAATTATTACTTATTATCATAAAGGGAGAATACAAATGGCATCAGGAATTTTAGGCACACCGGCCGATTTAGCAGCAGGTTCATATACAACCTTGTATACAGTACCTGCAAGTACGTTTGCAGTAGCCAGTGTGTCGATCGTAAATAGATCAAATACCGCGTTAACAATCAGATTAGCCTGTTCAACACTAGCTACTCCAACAAATGCAGAGTTTATTGAATATGACTCTACAATAGCTCCAAAAGGAATACTTGAAAGAACTGGTATAGTTTTACAAGCTGGTAAACTTTTAGTAGCGTACTCAAGTGCAGTTAACTGCAATGCTGTAGTATTCGGCATTGAGACTGCGACATAAATATAACAAGTAAAAGGAAACCGAGATGGGAAGATACATTTCAACAACAGAGACATCGTCTACTGTATTAAGAACCGTAAGTACTACATATACTGCTGTAGCTAATGATAGAATTGTCTGCACTGCAGGCGGTTTTACAATTACATTACCAGCATCACCATTAGTTAATGATACTATTCAGATCATTGATGCCGTTGGTACAATGGGTAGCAGTAATGTGACTGTGGCACGTAACGGACAAGAAATTCAAAACTTAGCAGAAGACTTAGTATTAAACATTAATAACACTGCTATTACATTAGTTTATACCGGAGTCACATACGGCTGGCTGATCATTAGATAAGGGTGTAAAATGGCAAATTTAACACAATTTTTAGGATTAACAGCAAGTACTGGAGCTTCGTCGTTGACAGTGTTCCCTGCAGATAGGGGCGACAGTGTACAGAACGGCGGCAGATGCTGTAATTATATAATAGACGGGTCCACTACACGGGTAAACGTTGAATTATGGGGAGGCGGAGGCGATGGTAATGGTGCTTGTTGTTGTCAGTGGCCATATGCAATGCCTGCACCGGGACAATATGTCTCAAAAACATTTACAGTAGTATCAGGAGACAGTCTTACTATTTGCGCAGCTGGCTCAGGTTGCTGTTCTCCTAACTGCTGCGGTACACAAGGTCTTCCTAGTTACGTTAATAAAAATGGGTCAACACAAGCATATGCTTATGGCGGTCACGGCGGATGTGCTCTTTGTTTTTATAAAAACTTTAACTGCACAGGTATATGCCACCCAGGTTGCACAAGAAGAGATAACGGAACAGGCGATTTAGTATACTGTACATACGCAGGCATGAGTGCAACGCATAGTTTTTGCGCAACAGGACACTTTGAAACTGCTGCAGGCTCTCCAAAATACTCTCAAAATATGAGAATTGGTTTAAGCAGTTGCTCAGGTTCATGGACTAATACCGGATGTTGTAGACTGTGTAATCACTTCCCAGGTGGTGGTGGTGGTGGTGGTTCTAGCTGCGGTGGACCATGCTGTTGGGGCGGCTGGGGAGCAGGCGGCATGGTTATACTGACATTCTACGGATAAAAGGAAATATTATGGGAATTAGAGAAAATACTATTATTACAAAAACATGCACTTACGATGCTCCTGATGACTATTTGTATCAAACAAATACATTAGGAAATACATGGTCATATGAGTATGAAGGACCAGATAAGTTATGGATTTTTATTAGTGAGGAAACTGGAAGACCATTAAATGGCCAGTGCTTTACAATAAAAGATGATGGTGATGAAATACCAACACCCCCAGGACAGGTAAAAATTTTAGTGGATGCTAATGTTGATACAGTAATAGCCAGCATGATTTGGAGACACAAGTATTATGATTACTTGCCAACTCAAACTGAACAACTTCCAGACGGTACATCATATACAAGACCAATAAATCAACCGCCTGATCATACGTACGAATTTATGGAATGTGTCTATAATATTGCTGCTGGAGAATGGGTTAAACCGTTGCCTTGGAAAAAGCCACACGTTACGTGGGACGATTTACGAAAAGCTAGAACTGCAATGTTAGCGGCATCAGATAAAACCTTAGCTACTACACTAATGTCGGATCAAGAACGTGCTGCGTTTGAAGTATATCGTCAAAAATTAAGAGATTTGCCAGCAGTATTTGAAGGTGTTGATCCTTGGAAAGTTATATTTCCAACAGATCCTACGACAGGAGTTAGCTGATGGCCACACTATCGTCGTTATTTCCAGTCAGTCAGTATCTTGCTGGTGCTAGCGCATCAGGATCATTTAGTCAATTGTATGTGTACAACACTAGTACAGATAGCCCTCAAAATGGCGGACGTTGTTGTCAATGGACTGTACCTGCAGGCACTACTTGGATTAGATTTGAGCTATGGGGCGGTGGCAGCGATGGCCCAGGGTCATGTTGCTGTCAACAACCTAATGCAGCCGGAGGTGCAGGGGCATATGCTAGAAAAACAGTAACTGCAGTTGCAGGTAATACTTACACGATTTGTGCTGGTGGGTCAGGATGTTGTGCTACTGCCTGCTGTGGTACACAAGGATTTACTTCTTATGTAACCGGCGGTACTAGTACCGGAGCTGTAAACATGTGTGCAGCAGGAGGTCCTCCATCATGTTCATTATGCTGGGTAGGATATAACGGTTGCGGATGTATTGGTAACACTGAAACTTGTCGTAGCGGCAGTTTCACAGGCGCAGATTTTGGATTGCCTGCAATTGGCGGCGCATCAAATCCATCTAGTTGCGGGTATACTTCTTGGCAATATGTACCTAGTGGACCGTATATTGGCTCAGGTGTTAGACACAGCTGGGACTACTGTAACAGTTCGTCAGGTTGCGCATCACTTGGCGGATATGCTTCATTTCCTGGTGGCGGTGGCGGTGGCGGCGTATCTAATGGTGGTGGCTGCTGCTGGGGTAGTCCAGGTGCAGGCGGTCTAGTAGTGGTATCATATAGATAAGGAATAGCAATGTCAAATTTAAGAACTTTATTATATACTGGCGCTGCTACTATAACAAGTGCTAGTTTATTAGAATTTGCAGTTGCAAATACAAATGAAACTCAAAATAACGGAGGCTGTTGCCTACTATGGACAGTACCTACAGGCAAATCTTATATTAAGTTTGAAATGTGGGGCGGTGGTGGCGGTGGCGGTGGCGCATGTTGTTGCATGCAAGGATGGTCAGGCGGTAGTGGATCATACGCAATAAAGACACTGTCAGGAACTCAAGTTGTTCCCGGAACACAATATACTATATGCGCAGGCGGAACTGGCAGCCAATCAAATACAAACGATGGATGTCCAGGTAATACTAGCTATGTAACAGGGCTAAATTTAAGTAATTTTTGTGCTCGTGGCGGCTGCGGCGGAGACGTTAGATGTTACGGATTTTGTTCATGCAGATATATCTGCCGCCAATCAAGTGACGTATGCTGTTCAACTGGTGGCGATGTATGTATTAGCGGAACGTGTGGCGGCTCTTATATTATGTTTTACTGTTATGCAGGTAGCCAACAATGGGCTCCTGCAGCGCCTGCAACTGTATCAGGACCAACATTTGGCCCAAGCGGATGTACCCCATATGTGGGTATGACGCAAGGCGGAATGTGTAAGCCAGTATTCCCAGGTGGCGGCGGATTAAGTGCGCAAGTACACAGCGGAGCATGTTGCTGTGGCTGGTACGGAGCAGCTGGGCTGGTTTTAGTAACATACGGATAAAATTATGACGATAATATCGAAAACTTTTACATATGATTTAGCAGATGATTATCTTGCTCAGACTAATGAATTAAGGAAGACAGCAAGCTGGACATACAATGGTCCAGATCGCATATGGGTGTTCCTTGATGTTAGAACTAACAAATTATACGGCACTAATTTTTACACGTTAGAAGAAGACGGCCCCCTTATTCCATCTCCTGAAGGATGTACAAAGTTAGAAATTGACTGTCATGCCGATTCACTATTCTGTACCCTTATAGGTGCTAGCGATAAGGTTGACGGTGATACATTGCCTAAATATAGTGAAAATTTACCCAATGGCGAAGTATATACACGCCCAATAGATCCAATGCCAGATCATACTTATGAATTCAATGAAGCAGAGTATAATCGTGAAACAGAACAGTGGTCGTATCCATGGAAAAAAACATGGGTTACATGGGATAATCTGAGAGAAGTTATTGCATCACAATTAACTGAAGTAGAATTGGAATTGCGAGCAATAACTGATATGCCAGCCAGTCTGCGGGCCAAGTTGGAAACATATAAGTCAGAATTAGAAAATTTTGAAACTACATGGGCCGGGTTTGATGCACATAAAGTTTGGATTCCAAGACACCCAATTAACAAATAATTAAATCAAGACCGCAAGGGTCTTAGATCTCTACTCCATAAATATTACACTATATTTTAGGAGACACAATGAGATCTAAGGCCTTTTTTATTAACGGTGGTGCCGGCCGCGTTATTTGTTCAATTCCGGCTCTTGAAAAATACAGAGAAGAATCCGGCGACAAAGATTTTATCATCGTATGCGAAGGTGGCACAGATTTTTTCAAAGGACATCCTACACTATATCCTAAGGTCTACGACAACTGGCACAAAAATCTTTTTGAAGAAAAACTAATCAATATGACATTGATTACTCCTGAGCCGTATAGAGTTTGGGAATACTACAATCAAAAATGTAACTTGTCACAGGCATTTGATATCGAAATTAATAACAAAGGTCTTAGAGAATTGCCTCGTCCAACACTTAAACTTTCAGTTGATGAATCATTAACTGGTAAAAATATCATTAAAGAAGTAAAAGAAAAAACAGGCAAAGATACTGTTGTTGTGTTTCAACCATTTGGCCGCGGCACCCGAGTAGAAAATAATACTATCTCAGATCCTTCGGGCAGAAGTTTTGAAGCAACTCATGCTATAAACATTATTAAGAAATTGCAGGAAAAACATGCAGTTATTGCAATGTCAGAGTTTGGGATTGATTATTCAAAACACGGATGTACTAGTCCTGTAGCTGCTCCGCAAAATGCAACACTCCGTCATTGGGCAGGTATTATTAACGAAGCTGACTGTTTCTTAGGATGCGACAGCGTTGGACAGCATATTGCTTATGCCTTGCACAAGCCAGCTACTGTAATTGTCGGAAGTACATTTATGGAAAATATTTCTTACCCAACTGCTGACAAGTTTGATGTGCATGACATGGGCGGCGACCGTCGTAGATACAGTCCTATCAGAATTACTATAGATGAAGTTGCTGATCGCACTAACGAAGGTATTATGATTATGAACGAACAGATCGAAGAATACATTGCAAATTCAGTTAACTCATTAGTTGAAAAATACAGTATACCTGCAGTTATTTCATCAGAGCCGTTAATTGAAGTTACATCAAGTAACGCATGTTGTGACGCAGGAAAATAATGAAAAGATTATTTGTTTTTGGATGTAGTTACACAGCATACTCGTGGCCAACTTGGGCAGACTTACTGAGTATTCATTTTGATCGTTTTGAAAATTGGGGACTTGCAGGAATAGGAAATAGAGGTATTTCCGAACGCATTGCCGAATGTAATGTAAAATATAAATTTGGTCCAGAAGATACCGTAATAGTTCAATGGTCTACACATTTGCGAAATGATTTTTTCCACCAAGAAGGAGAATTAAAAGATCGACTGCCAGGGTGGAAAACAGCAGGAAGTATCTTTAATTACTTAAATTCTCCTATATATGATCGAAAATGGTATAAAACATTCTTCGATGAGGAAGCATATTTTATGCATAGCCTTAATAGCATTACTATGACACAGCAATTACTAGAACATACTGGTGCTAAATGGTTAATGACAGGTGTCGGTGACGTAAGAGAGTTAGGAACAGACCTTGAATATAAATCTGAATACGGAGAATCGTCAATATTTGCAGAATTAAAAACAAAATTGCTTGGGCCTTCAAAACCATTTGGATATAAAATCAGTCCTGCATTAGAAGTATACGACAACCCAATATGGGGGATCCACAAAGATAAATGGCTGCCACCAATTTTTCCGTATCTTACTGCTAAAAAGTTTAAAGATGCATTTTTTATATTTCCGGACGGGCACGGAAAACAGTTTGAAGATCAACATTTTAAAACAGGCCAGCAATCAATATGGTTAACAGAGGTGTTACTTCCAAAGTTAGCACTATTACCAGAAGCTGATCGCTACAATACTATAGCAGAAAGGGTGGATGAAATTTTTAACAACATACCTCTAGAGAGAAGATTTAAAACAGAATTTGAAAAAGAATTATTTCGAGAAAAATTTAGATTACCTAGATGGCCTAATATGATAAAAGGTTTCTATTATTTTAAGGATGAATTTCAAGAATGAAAAAAGATATTTGGATTGCAGCTATTGCTAGAGGACATAACTCCGGAGTTTGTTTATTAAAAAACGGAGAAATTATTTTTAGCCTTGAAGAAGAGCGATTATCAAGGACCAAATATGACGGCGGACCATATGCTGCTATGATTAAAATTTTAGAGTATACAGATAAGCTAGACTACCTAGTTGTTGCGCACACTCAAAGCCTAAAAGAAACAGCAGGTAAAGTAGACTTTAGCGGAGACGACGTTTATACAGGCCTAGCAAGAAAGTTAGGATTAATCAGCCGCAAGGGAAATATGATCGAACACGACCAAGTAGTTGACCTTAGTCATTTACATCATAAATTACATGCTGCTTGCGCATTTTATCGATCAGGATTTGAGACTGCTACTGCTGTAGTAGTAGATGGGGCAGGTACGTTTTTAACTTTAAACAGCGAACGAGAAAACTTTACAGCTTGGGAAACTGAGACTACATTTGAGTGTAGTTACCCTGCAAATTTTACTACAAAGTATAAGCATATTGGATGTAGAGGCCCATTTCCAGAAATAATAATGGAAAACAGCCCTAGTGGATTCTACGGTGAATTTAATGAAGACGGCTCTGAAAAGACTCACACTGCAGTAATAACAGAAAAAGCAGGAATTACCAAGGTATACGAAGCAGTTACAGATTATTGTGGATTTAGCAGTATTGAAGCTGGCAAAACTATGGGATTATTTCCTTATGGTAAGGCTAATGATAAATTTCCTAAACTGTTTACTACAGATACTGCTTTTCCACAGTCAAACAGAAATCTAATTATTCCTACATATCCCAACGGTGCAAAAGTCAATAGCCAAATGTATGACGAATTATCAAGTCACGAAAGTTCTGATCTAACTAAGTTACAGAATAGACGCGATCTTGCATATGCTTGTCAAACAGAAACACAAGAGCAAGTATTAAACTTTATTTTAAAATCTGTTAAACTTACTGGAAATAAAAACGTAGTACTTAGTGGCGGATACGGTTTAAACTGTGTGGCTAATTACTATTATCTTGAAACTTTAAATCAGCATGGTATTAAACTGTATGTTGAGCCTATATCTAATGATGCAGGAACAGCTATTGGTGCAGCATTGTTGTTTTACAAAGGACTTAAAGTTGACGATGTTAAATTTTCAAGACAAGATTCTTTATATTTAGGACCTAGTTATACATATACTACAGACGAGATTAATAGTCTAGCTATAAAATATAGCGGAGTTGTTCAACCCGCAACACATGATACTTTAGTTGATTTAATTACAAGTAAAAACATTGTTGCACTATTTCAGGGCCGTAGTGAAAATGGCCCGAGAGCATTAGGTAACAGAAGTTTAGTATTTGATCCTACGTTTGAAGATGGCAAAGATTTTGTCAATATGATCAAACATCGTGAGTATTTCCGTCCGTTTGCTGGCAGTATTCTTGAAGAAGATGTGCATGAATGGTTTGATCTACGAGGCATGGATAGCAGTCCCACTATGATGTATGCTGTACATTGCAAGCCAGGAGTTGAAGCTAAGATCCCTAGTATTATTCACGTTGATGGATCTTGCAGAATTCAAACAGTAACTCGTGAGCAAAATCCACACTATTACGATATTATTAAAACATTTAAAGCTCGTAAAGGTGTTCCTATGGTGTTCAACACCAGCTTTAACTTAGGTGGTGAACCATTAGTTGAAACACTAGAAGATGCGTTATGGACCTTACAGCAGAGTGAATTAGAGTATTTGTATTTGCCTGAATATGGTGTTATGATAACCATTAAAAACAAATAAATACTTTAATGTTTAATATAACTAAGTTTTTTAGCGTAGCAGCCAACGGCGCATTATTATCTAAAAATAATGGGGCCGTTGCTCATAACGGCCCATGGAAACAAGCATATCCTAATACTGTATTAGATAGATGGCATGTGGGTGATTTTTCAACAGCTGAATACACTATTTCTGTAGACTACAACATGGGTAACAGAGAAATTGTAAAATGTACAATTGTTGCAAATGTACAAACAGCCAGCGTAGTAATCTACGCTAGAAACAACTTAGGAAACGACTTAATTACTATATCTGCAGACGTTAATAACAGCTATGTTGATATAGTTGTTAATCCTGTACAAGTTATATCAATTGTAGATGATGAAGAAGTAGTTACCTTTGATAGCGCAGGCGCTAGAGTCATTTACACTGTTCAATATTTCTATAATCAATTGCCCTTGTCTGTCTAACCTTTTAAAGCATAAATATGTTAGTTGGAGGGGTACATGTCTACTATTATAAGTTCGCCGCTTAAATCCACATACGGATTTTTAAGCCCTGGGTTTTCTGTTGATTCATTAGGCAATGTAATTGCAAGGTCCGTTATTCAAAGTGAAGGCGAAACTAACACTGCTCCGGTAGACTTTGAAGTAACAGATCTAGGTGCAAATTTTTACATTGCACCGTCTGGCACTATAAACCCACCTATTGAAGTTTTTAGATCTAGTACATACATTTTTAATTTAGCTTTAGATACTCAAGTTTTTAATATATACTTAGAAAATCAAAGTACTCCATACTACACAGGATTAAAACACGCAGACGGCTCTGTAGGTGTAGATGCATTAGCTAAACAAACTGGCAAACTTTCGTGGGCAATCCCTATATCTGCACCTGATATACTATATTACGGGAATCAGTCAACTGGTGCGTTTGGACTGATTACTGTAGGAGATGCTCTTGGACAATTTAGTACAGTAAACATCACCGGAGACATAGATTCTACGTCATCGACTACTGGGGCAATAACAGTATTAGGCGGTGTAGGAATTACTACAAATTTATTTGTAGGACAAAAAATAACATCTAATGAATTATCAAGCCCTAAATTAGGCTCGGCATCTACGTTAGAATTGTCAGGTGTCTCTGGACTTACTATAAAAGTTAATAACATAATAACTGGTACAATTGGCATATTAGGTTCAACTATACCAGTAACTGGTACAACTATTAACAGCACAATCATTGGCAATCTAACACCTAGCACTGCTACATTTTTATCAGCATCGGTTACAGAATTACCTACAATAAATACAAACATAACAAACAAAGGGTATGTTGACAGCACTGCCACAGCATTGGCAATAGCATTTGGATTATAAAAATGGCAAAAAGACAGATTAAGAATTACGTGTTTACCCCGGGCATCGGCGCCCTAGATTATGTATACCCAGATGCATATAATTTATTACTTGCAAATAGAGATTTTTTACTATCTGAAAGTGTAGCATATATCAATCAAGAAATCATAGATGCTGTTAAGTGCCGTCGAGATGTTGGATATTTTATCGACGGCGTTGCATGGGATGTTGCATTAGGCACAAATTACAATGCAATTTTTCTTGGACTCACTGAAGTTAATTCTTTAGATTTATCAAATACTGTTTATAGAACTATTGCTAGAACAAAGTCTGCAGTAGCAGCAGTAACGCAGGTTTCGATAAATGCCACAGCATTATCTAGATCAAACGCTGCTTTTGATGAAATAGTAGATATTGCACAGAATGGCCGAGTTGCTGCTGATGCACATACATATACAAATCCTTCAGATGCAACCAATAGCAGAATTGCTGCCAAAGATAAAATTTTAGCTAATTTAAATTTTCTTGCTGCTGAAGTAAACGCATGGGTAGATGTGACATATCCAGATCATGATCACGACGAAGCTAAGTGTACTCGAGATACAAAATATGCATTGTATGCAGCCGCATATGATATATTATATGGTGGCAATAGTGCAAGTTATGATAGTGCTAAATTTTTCTATTACTTTGCTGAAAGTGGTCTAAGCGGAATCTCATTAGCGCACAAGGCGCAAACAGTAGCAGCATATAGACACTTACAAAGTATTATATCTAATGTTGTTAGAGGCATTAGCATCGTAGCTAGTGTTGGCAATGCAGAATTACAAGTTACAACTGGTGTGAATGCTGACCTTAGTGACGGGTCAGCCGTGGCAAATCTTATAGATATTGTAGCAGATGTAGTTGAAAGCGGTGCGGGTGCCCTTCCGGGTATTAGAACAGTCCCAACTATTACATGGGCGGCAGCAGGAATTCAATCAGCAAAAAATGCAATCGATGCAGCTAAACCTGCAATCATAGATGCAGTTACATGGGATCCTACTTATACATATAATCAAAGTAAATGTGAACGAGACTTAGGATATGTCCTTGATGCGTATTTGCATGATTTAAGATACGGCGGTAATGCAAAAATAAAAAAAGTTATCAAGTACTATTGGGAAGGCACTACTGCACAAATTGACGGCACACGAATTCCAGAAATTGACACCCACGCATTTATTGGTGACTTGATTACTGATTATGTTCTTGCAAACGTTGCATATAATACTCAGGGGTTAGAATCTCAAGTAATTGATCTTACTAAAACTGCTGAAGATTACCAATTTACTCCTACCGCAGCAACCTATATTCCAACTACTGGTTTAATGACCCTAACCATAGGCACACACAATCTTTCAATTGGTGCTCCTATACGGATTGCTGAAGAAAGTTTAACATTTACCTGTGCATTAGATAATAATGCCACGCTGCATCCATATCCTAGAGCTACTGGCGTACCTAATGCATCTGGACAAGATCCGTATTACAACAAACCTGTATATATTACAGCAATTACTAATACTACAATTACAGTAAACATAGGTATTTCATCAGATACATCAAAACACACATTTGTAAGTGCTGATACCGATGCTATTACTGCCAGTGCAGCAGCCGCAATTGATGCATTAGTATCAAATGTTGTAGATGTTATTACCGGTGGATTAACAGCAATGCCTGCATCAGTTACAGAAGGTGTAGGATCTGTAAAATTTCAAGGAAACTATAGTTCAAACGAATTGTTGTTGATAACAAACACAACTCGTAATGAAATTATCTACAATTTTTCCACAGCAGTAACAGGCGGATATGTTGAAATACAAACTTATGGTGTTGATGATGACTTTGTAAAATATCTACAAACCACTGATGGTATTACTACTGTAACATTAAATTATAATACTAGTCTTCATGCATCAACTGACGACATACAGATATTTGTAGAAGAAGCTGAAGTTAGAACTAGACCATACGACTTTGGTACTGATGCTATTGAACGTCATCGCGTGGCAATGCCACAGTCTATGCTAGACGCTGACTTTGAATACGGATTACAGCCAACTAAATGGAGTGCAATTAGTACACTGCGAGGATATCCGTCAGTATACGAATTACCAGGAACAGATACTGATGTACTATCTGTTGTTACTGATGCCAGCGCAGGAACAAGCGGAGTTGGTCAATCACAGATAACAGTAACTACAGTTGCACCTCATGGATTTGAGCCAGGCACACCTATTTCTATTAAAGCGTTAAAAGATTCTATTACCGGAGCAGCTAGAGCTGAAGGCAATTTTGTTATCACTACTGTCCCAACAACAACTACATTTACATTTTTTGCCAAAGCTAAAGTTGGAACAATTAACGGGCAAGTTTTATCAACAACTTATACGCAGCTAAGAAAATCTGGATTTTATACTGGTGCAAGCATTGGCCGTCCTACATTCTCTATTTCAAGCAACGGATCAAGCGGCTCCGTAACTACAGTTTTAGATACACCTGCAGGAAGTGCAATTTTTGCATTTTCAGGATCACCGCCCGAACTTGGTGCTCCATTAGTTAATGCTAGTATACCATTAGGATCTCAAGTTACTTCAATTAATGGTGCAGGTGGTACAGTTGCAACTAAAACTGTAGCCTTTAATGCCAACCCAGGCGACTCTAGCATTCAGTTAGATAATGCAGCTGGCATCACTCCTAATTTAGCAGTCAATCGTGGTGACGGCACTGCTATGTTTATTTCCAGTATAGTGGGTAATACTTTAAATTTTACTGACGAGTTTACTGCTCCAATTATTGCTAATTCAGCAGACTACACAAGTATTCCAGGAAACAATGAAGCATCTAATGGTGTAGGAGCTACATTTGATGTAACTGTTGTTCCAGGTGAAGGATTAGCATCAGTGGCTGTTGGTACTCCTGGTAGTGACTATTCACAAGGACTTACTGCTACTGTTAGTGCTCCTAACAGCGCCGGCGGCGTCCAAGCAACTGTATCTGTATCAGTATCGCAAGCTGGTGGCACAATTACAGGATACGCAGTTGTAGAGTTTGGCTCTGGATATACTGCTGCTCCTACAGTGACCTTAGTTAAACCCACAACTGTTACCCGTGCAGGTACAGGTGTTATTTTAGGAACAACAATTACTCTAGCAAGCACCACTGGAATTTTTGTAGGCATGCAAGTGACTGGTTCTATTGGATTAGGCGCTGGCAATGCTGCTAATTCAGTTATAATACAGCAAATTAACAGCCTTACAGAAATAACAGTAGCAACACCACACGATGGGGCAGTATCTGGAACACTAACATTTACAGATATTGGATCAGGTGGCGTTCCAGGAACCCGCTCGTTAACTACTACTGGCGGCTCGTATGATATAGTTGTAGCCACAGCAGGAACTGGATTTAGCGTAGGCGATAGAATTTTAATTAATGGTAATACTCTAGGTGGCCGAACAATTATTAACGATGCGTTAATAGTTATTAGTACAGTTGACGGCTCTGGCGGAATAACAGCACTAACTCAGACGGGAATTCCATACACAGGTATAGCAACACTAACAGGTATTACAGGTGTAAATGCAGGAGGCATTGGCACATTGGGAAGTTTTGATGTTGCCTGGGAAGATAATATTTTTACAAATGTTACAGTTAACTCAGGTGGCGGTGGATCTGGATACATACCAGGAGATAGAATTAAGATTTTAGGTAGTTTGTTGTATCCAGTTGCCGGCGCTGATGGTACTAACGATTTATTCTTAACTGTTGACACTGTAGACGGTTCAGGACAAATTCTAACAGTTACTTGGTTAGGAACTGCGCCTAACGTTATTAAGAATTTTAGTACAGTTGCATATACTACTAGTGGTTTAGGAATAGATGCAATTGTAAATGTGAATATTACGGGTTCTTCATACGGAGTTACAATTAGCCCACGTGGTACTGACTTCCAAGATGGCGACACAATCACAGTACTAGGTGCAAACGTGGGCGGAGCAACCCCTGCTAATAACCTTGTTATTACTGTAAACGGAGTTGATCCATTAACTGGTGAAATTTTAAGTTTTGCCTGGGCAGGTACTCCAAAAAATGCAGCAGTTATATTAGCTGCTGCCGGAGACCCGCTATTAGGTAGCGGTGCAGTATTTACTGTGGGATTAAATGCAGGTACTTACAGTGTAACGGTTACAAGCGGTGGCATAGATTACGCACCTAATCAACAAATTGTTATTTTAGGTACAAGTTTAATTGGAGCAAGCCCTGCTAACGATCTAACAGTTACTATCACTACAACTGACACATTTAGAACGGGCGTTATTACTGCTGTTACCCGAGTAGGATCTGCCGTTACCGGCGGTGGTCCGTATTTAGATGCATTTGGCAACAATGAACAAAACACTGGCCTCAATGCAAGATTTAATCTTACTAGATCAAGTAGTACATACTCCGGAATACAAATTGCTACAATAGGAACAGGATATAACATTGGAAATAGAATTACAATACCAGGCATATTGCTAGACGGTACTAGTCCTACTAATGATGTATTAATAACCGTATCAAATGTCAACGGTGCAGGTGGAATTACTGCTATAAGCGTTAGTCCAAGTCCGGCATCTGCTGGAACTACGTTTTCTATTATTTCTACAATTAATATGACTGAGGCAACATCTGCGCTAATGTTGAATGGGGCCTCAGTAACATTTAGCGCACTTGCAACAATAGAAATCAATTTTGCAAATCCACATGGCCTTGTACCAGGTGACACGTTTATTGTTACTGTAACTAGTAACAGTGGATCAAACAATCATTTACTAGCATCTGGTTCATATTTTGCTACTATTATACCTAGTATTACTAGTTTAAGATATCAAGCTAGAGCACCTGGTGCGATCGATGCATCAACAAATCTTATTTTAGGAACAGTTTACCCAAGACCTGATAGCTTCTTTACTCATAGACCGTTTGACGGTGGTGTACAATTAGGTACAGGTGGCCCACAGCATGGTGCGCAGGCAATTCGTCAAAGTAAAAAATATATTCGTTATCAATCTGGTAAAGGTATTATGTATACTACTGGTGCACTATTTGCACCAAGTTATGATTTAAGATCAGTAACTGCAGATGGAATTGAAGTTAATGCACTAATTACAGTAATAACAGATGACAACGATCACGGTCTTCAAGTTGGCGGTGTTATTCGATTGTTAGGCATTGAAACGGCTGGATATAACAGTGGTAACGAAACGGCAAGCCCCCCTATATTTGACTACACAGTAGTTGACGTTGTAGATGAAAGAACATTTAAAGTTAGAGCACAACGTAGATTAGGATCTACTACTGCTGATTTAGGCTTTGGCGCACAGATGAGTGTAGTAAGTTGGCACGGTGCAACAGTACGTTCAGGAATTTTTGACGACCAAAACGGAATTTATTGGGAATATGATGGCACCAATATCAGTGTCAACCAACGTACTGGTACTAGACAGCTTGCAGGTACTGGTGCAATAAATGTAGATGAAAATATAATTACAGGAACTAATAGCAAATACCGTGACCAAGTTAAAGCAGGTGATCGTATTATTATTAAAGGTATGACCCACGTGGTTAGTCACGTAATAAGTCAAACCAGCATGTCTGTTGCACCAGATTTTCGAGGAGTAGTAAACATATCTGGTGCTAAACTAATGTTAGTAGTAGATAAGAAAGTTAAACAAGAAGACTTTAATCTAGATAGATTAGATGGAACTGGTCCAAGCGGATACAATATTGACATTGCTAAAATGCAGATGATTGGAATTCAATACAGTTGGTATGGTGCTGGCTTTATTGACTTTATGTTGCGTGGATCAAACGGCAATTTTGTATTTGCTCACAGAATGCGTAACAGTAACGTAAACACAGAAGCGTTTATGCGTTCAGGAAACTTGCCAGTTCGTTATGAAGTTACTAACGAAGGCCCTCCTGGCAAACTAGCAGCAGCAATGACCGATATGCAAACATATATTGATCTAGAAGATGGTAGCTTCTTTCCAACTGAAGGAACTGTCTACATTGATAATGAAATCATTACATTTAATGGAAGGACTGGAAATAGACTAACTGGCTGTACTAGAGCAACTCCATTTACCACTTTCCAAGCTGGTGCAGATCGCTCGTATACAGCAGGGATTGCAGTGTCGCACCTTGATAAAACTGGAGTTATACTAATTTCAAATACTATTACTCCGCTGATTAGCCATTGGGGTAGTGCATTCCTAACAGATGGCATGTTTGACGAAGATCGTGGTTATATTTTCTCATATGCAGAAAAGAACATTAGCATATCAACTACTAGACAAACAGCATTCATGATTCGACTAGCACCTAGTGTTAGCAATGCGATTGTTGGAGACTTGGGTGAGCGCGAACTGTTAAACCGTGCGCAGTTATTGTTACAAGGCCTTGAAATTACTACTGATAACCCAACTACTGCACAAGCAGGTGGTATTGTTATTGAAGGTATTTTGAATCCAAATAACTATCCGTTAAATCCAAGCGACGTTGGTTGGACTAAACTAAGCGGACTAGCACAAGGTGGTCAACCTAGCTTCTCACAGGTTGCTGCTGGAGGTTCTGTAGTTTGGTCTTCTGGTGCAAGTGCTACTCTTGCAACGGCTACTGCGTCTGCAGTGGTATCTACACAACTAAATTCTGGGGTATCTAATCCAGGTAATAATCAGGGTTATGTTTTTGTTAGTGGTATTGATTATCGTAATACATTTGGTTCTGCTGACCTAACTCCTGTAGTTGGAAGATCAATTACCGGAACTGGCATACGTGCAGGAACTACTATTACTGGTGGATTTATTTCAACTGGCAGCAGTGATAACTATGGATATTTTCTTATCTCTCAGACTACCAATTCTAATATTAATCCTAATACTCCTGATGCATTTACTGTAACTGCAACTGGCAATTTAGTAAACAGAAATATTGTATGGCTTAATAAAGCTAGTTTTGAAGCAACTGCTGCTAAAGTGGGTACATCAGTGACTACTGGCAGTTCAATAACTGTTCCAGCTAATACTACAGTTAACGCAATTACCTTAAGAACATTTGCAGGAGTACAGTACTATGAAGTTCAGCTGTCTAGTACGTACACGGGAACTTTTACAGCGGGAACAAGTACAATAACATTTAGCTTTGTACAACCTCCATTTGCACAACCTGGCGAAACTGTGTTCTCGTTTATTGCAGCGCCTGGCGAGCGTGCAACATTAGATCTTGCTCAGTTGAAAGAATTGACTAATACGCCCTTAGGTGGACGTGGTACATTCCCTAACGGTCCAGACGTATTGGCTATCAACGTCTACAAGGTTAGTGGAGACGCTGTAGTATCAAATGTTATTTTACGTTGGGGTGAAGCGCAGGCTTAAAGACTATCGATTATATCGATTACTGTTTGGATCTTAGTTTGTATAATGCGATTACGCAGACTAAGGTCCAATCCCTTATGTACGGGCTTAGGAAGATTGTCTAGATCAAACCATCCCCATGCAATATGTTCATCACTTAGTGTAGGAAGAAACTCATCTTCAACAATACAAAAGTATGTATGAAATTTAAAAAGACTGTCTTTGCTGACAAATCGTTCTAAAGGAACAGTCTTTTTAATATCAGGCTGTGCGCCTAACTCTTCTTCAATTTCTCTAGTAAGGCCTTGCCATGCTGATTCGCCTGTGTGATTAGTACCTCCTACTAATCCCCAGCAGCCTGCATGTTTACCTGTTGCTTTTTGTAATAATAAAAAACGGTGTGTTGACCTGGCACAGATTAATGCACCACTACAGTCAATTTCTGTTACAGTGCTATTCTCCATTCGCCTCTCTTATATTCGCCTTCAAATGACTTAGTCCACTCTACTCCGTTCCATTTATACTGTGTTCTAGTATAAAAATTCATCTGATACACAATGGTGTCTGTAACATCCTGCGATGAAAATATCACAATCCATTTAGTACCATTCCACTCAATAATGTCATTAGCCACTGCAACTAGATCGCTAGAGTCAGTGCCTTTCCATCCGTCTGCGCCATCAACGTTTATCACATCGCCCATATCTTCTACAATAAGATATCTTGTGCCTGCAACAATAGGTTGATCCGTAGTTTCTTTATTAGGACGTTTAGGATTAAATGTTGTAGGATCTATGATTGCATCAAAATATCCCTGATCTGAAATTAAACGACTTGGTCCGGGTATTTGAGTATTTGACGGAAATGTATCAGTATCCCATACTGCTGACATTACAGTTGAATCTAAAGGATTGATAGTTAGATCTCCAACTACTGTAGTGCCGTCAGGCTGTGTTAAAAATATTTTACTTAGGCCAGCAGTGTATTTTCCTGGAAATTGTGCTATAGCCATCTCCCATGATAACCATGTACCTGGACTAGCTTCATTGCTGGTAATTCTAATATTAGTTTCTTCTACAAAAATATCAAAGTTACCAATGGTAATCTTAGTTGCAAATATAAAATCAGACGGATCTACTTGACCAGATGAATAATCTGTGCCTAAGCCATTAATGTAATCTAACACTGGATCGCTCTTGTTCTGATAAATGTTAGCAACAATATTAGTAATAATACCCAACTTCTTAACCTTAGCCGGCGGACTCAACCATATAGGAGTTGTTAGCGTAAGACTAGCAATGTCAATAGCAGTGCTGGTACCTATAGGAACAGTGCGTGAACTGAATACAACATCACCTAATTCAACAACACTTAAACTAGTCCAGTCAATGTAGTTGTCAGTAGTTTGTATTTCTAAACTAGGGTTGAACAAGGTTAAAATTTGTTCAAGTATTTGTAATTTTTGATCTGTACTAGTGGACCAAATGTCAACTTTAAGACTTAGATTAAACGGCGTGGGCATCAGGCGTTCAACTGTGAACTGATTACCTTGTGCTCCAGTATAAAATGGATTGTCAGGATCAGTACGGTCTATTTCTCGTTCTCTGATGTGCAATTTACCTACGTATGTAGAGTCGCCTAGTCTATCTCTAGCTAGATCTAAATCACTGATATAAACAGCAATACGAGGAGCACTGGCAATGGTATTTTCACTGTTCTGATTAATAATACTTGCTGCCTGCTTGTCTGCATCTCCGTACATTACTGGTACACGTACTAGAGTACCGTCACCGTACTTAACTACAAAGTTGCTGAGTAGTCTTACAGCTTGTGCAATATATCGTCTGATTTGGCCGTCATAAAAATGCTGCATTAGAAATCTGCCTTAGGTTTAAGTGCTTTAGAAACTGCTTGACGTTCAACAACTGTTTCTTCACCAATAACAGTGCTGGTTGTATTATTGATAAATCCTGTCCTATGAGTCTTCCTAGTGTCAGTGTTAGAAAGGGTGTGTCTAACAGCATCTTCTATTTTAACCCAACGCTTGCCGTCATAGCGGAATAGTCTATTAGGCAACATGTCTGTGCGTAGATAGTAATCATTAGGTATAGCACTTCCTGGAAAAGCAATGCCTGAACCAAATGCTGCGCCATTTGCAGGAATGCCATCACCGAGTAAATATCCAGAGTAACCTGAACGTTTTGGCGGTTGATTATTATTACCAGTAAGTGTTGCTGTAGAACTGGCATCAGGCGGCGAAGTAGAGTCATCAACTGTTAGCAGTGCCGGCCTGCCATTTTCATCTACTGCCAATGTAAAGAACTGTTGTGTTTCATATCCGCTCTTAGGAGCATCTGCTTCTGCTTGAGCAATAATAGCATCGTTAATTTCTAAATTTTTAGCATTAGTGCTTAGAATATTTTGCAGAGTGTTACCAGAATACACTGTCCATGCAGTAGTATTGGGCGGTGTCAGTACAGTACCGTTGGGTTCATTGAACCCTGATTTCACTTGGTACAGCACACCAGCTAATCTCACAATTTGACCAGTGAAATATTCGTCAGCATCGACATGGTCACCTACAAAGTTAGCATTTGTATCAATAGGTTTGGTTAGTATATCTGCATACTGCTGACTGTCAACAATCTTTTTAAGTTTTAATCTATATAAGTGCGGATACCATGTCTTACTAAATCCTTCAGCAGCACGGCCCACTTCATCAATGACAAAATAACGAGGCATTGCTACATCAAAATCATTTAAGGCAAATTCATCTTTTAAATGCGGAAGTTCTACGACATCACCTGCTAGGGGTTTACGTCCAATAGTACTGATAAAATCGTTAATATGCACAGTCATAAACACTGTGTCTTGATCAATAAACAGGCCAAATTGACTTAGGTTAAAATCAATATCTAATACATTGTACACGCAACGTAAGGTGTAAACTGATGCATCGTATTTTCTATCACGATTTTCAAGGAACAACAGGTCTTGTATGTTAGTTTCTTTAATAACATCATACTGCGGCTGATCAGCAGTGGCACTGGCATCATCAGGATTTTTTGGTCCAAGATACTTGTGCAAATATAAGTCTGTCCCGCCTACTTGAAACATCTCAGATATTTGACGATCTAAGTATTTGTAGTCGTTGCCTTTTTCGGGCTTGTAAAGTGATAAACGTGGCATAGTCTAGTATTTAGCGCATAAATACTACGGGAGATACAAATGTCAGACAATCCACAAGCTATTAAACAGGGCGTTTTTGATTATTGCCGCACCATGCTAGGTGACGGAATGATTGATGTTGAACTTGACCCTATACATTACGAAACTGCTTTAGACAAAGCTCTGACACGTTTTAGACAGCGTAGTCCTAATGCCGTAGAAGAAAGCTACATGTTTCTAGAACTAATCAAGGACCAAAACGATTACATATTACCTAGAGAAGTTATCAATGTACAGTCGTGCTTTAGACGAACATTAGGATCAAGAACTGGTGGAGGAACTGGTACAAACTTTGAACCCTTCAATCTTGCCTACACTAACACCTACTTGTTAAACTCAACTATGCTAGGCGGAATTGCAACCTACTATATGTTTGCCGGCTATCAAGAAATGATAGGTAAGATGTTTGGTAGCTATATTGAGTTCCAATGGATTCCCACTAGTCGTACATTTAGGGTTTTGCAACGACCATTTAGCGAAGGTGAAACCCTATTATTACGCTGTCAGAACTTTAGACCAGATTACACAATCATAGACGACATCTATGCTAAACAATGGATACGTGATTATTCATTAGCTAACTGTAAAATGATGTTAGGTGAAGCTCGCAGTAAATTTGCATCAATAGCCGGGCCGCAAGGCGGTAGTGCGTTAAACGGTAATGACTTAAAGTCTGCTGGTAAAGAAGAACTGGCTGCATTGGACAAAGAATTAGAAACCTTAGTCAGTGGTGGCACAGGTTATACTTTTATTATAGGGTAATTATGAAAGTACTTGAAATATTATCAGAAACAGTTGATCAACAGTTTGATATTATTGAAGAAATGGTTGAACAACTGGCATTAGAACATGGCGTAGATGCTGAAGTCATATGGGAAGACTTTGAAAGTGTAGATGATGATCTATTGTTAGAAACGGCTGCATGGAGACGTTCAGCTGGCAAGAGTAAGAAAGGCGGCTTAAACGCCAAAGGTGTTGCTAGTTATCGTCGTGAGAATCCAGGTAGCAAACTGCAAATGGCAGTGACCACTAAGCCTAGCAAACTAAAGCCAGGCAGTAAAGCAGCAAAACGTCGTAAGAGTTTCTGTGCAAGGATGGGTGGTGTTAAAGGTCCTATGAAGAAACCCAACGGCAAACCTACTCGTAAAGCTCTAGCACTACGTAAATGGAATTGTTAAATGAAAGTCTACGACATTATTACAGAAGTAGCTCAACCCAAGCCTACTAAGAGGCAAAGTCAATCTAGTAAGGGCATGAATATCTACGGTGATAAAGAAAGGGCTGACAGCACCTATGTAGCATTTAAACTTGGACAAGCAATGGCCAGTACTGACGGCAAAACTAAGCCAGAAATTGATGCTAAAAGTTGGTACGGTAAAAAGAAAACAGTACATCCATACACTAAAGAAGAGCAGGAGATGTTTGTTCAAGCTGCCAAAGCAGTCGGCGCTGACGTAGAAGATTTAAATCACGGGGACATGCGCAGTTTAGAATTGGATACAACTAACAAAGTAAGTCCAGTTGCCAAGATTAAAACGAACAAATACGGGGTCTAATCACTCTTGACAAGCTGACAAAAATCCTGTAATATATATTATCACTGGAGATAATATGATCATAGGCTTCGTTGGATTTATTGGTTCAGGCAAAGACACTGCCGCAGACTACTTGGTTAACTTTCACGGATTTCGCCGTGACTCATTTGCAAACACATTGAAAGACGCGGTAGCAGCCGTATTTGGTTGGGACCGCGTTCTGTTGGAAGGGCGTACAAAAGAAGCTCGCGAATGGCGAGAGCAACGTGACGAGTGGTGGAGCGATCGTCTAGGTAAAGACATTACCCCACGACATATTCTACAGTACTGGGGAACTGAAGTCTGTCGCCAAGGATATCACGATGACATCTGGATTGCTAGTTTAGAAAATAAAATGCGTAAAACAGGCGATAACATCGTTATCAGTGATGTACGTTTTCCTAATGAAATCAAAGCTATTAAATCTGCAGGCGGCCAAGTAGTACGTGTTATTCGCGGCGCTGACCCAGAATGGTATCAAGATGCATGGAATGTAAATCAAGGTCCTACTAACATGACCTGGGCTGTGAGCAAAATGCGTATGGAACAACGAGGCATTCATGCTAGCGAAACAGCATGGATTGGCAAGGGAATTGACCTTGAAATAGATAATAACGGATCAATTGACCAGTTATTTGCACAGATTAAAAATCTGGTGTCAGAGCCCCTTGACGCCACTGAAAACCTTCCTTATGAAGAGTCCTCTGACAGTTTGCACACACTGTCTTGAGGTTAGTAGGGCGGGAGTTATTTAGATTCCCGTCTACATGGAACACATTAAACTGTTCCTTGTGTTTGCTCTTATAGCCGCATTTATCGCACAGTGACTTCATGCGATATCCATCCTGATGCCACTTAGGCATACCTTTACCTATACCCCCATATCGTGTACAGGTTTCGCATTTAGAGCGATAATACACTCTACCTTCCTTACGATAGTTAATAGCAGCAGGTCTAAGCCCGCATCCGCACAGTGGTCTTGTCATCGTGTATTTAGTTGCCCTTTTTGACCCCTTTTTGGTGTGTTATAACTAGCCATTTTTAGATTTTATCAATAAATACTAGTAGAACAAAAACCTTAGGAGATTCCAAAGATGGCATTAAGTTCACCAGGCGTAGAAGTCAAAGTAATTGACGAATCATTTTATACACCAGCGGCACCGGGTACAGTACCTTTAATTATTGTAGCTACTGCTGAAAATAAAGCAAACAGCGGAGCTTCCGGAACCGCCCCGGGTACACTTAAAGCTAACGCTGGAGAAGTTTATCTTCTAACAAGTCAGAGAGATCTTGGTGACACATTTGGTGATCCAATCTTCAAGACAGACGCAAGCAATAATCCAGTTCATGCTGGTGAGCAAAACGAATACGGTCTACAGGCTGCGTACAGTTTACTAGGTGTTAGCAATCGTGCATTTGTTGTACGTGCTGATCTAGACCTAGCGCAATTAGATGCCAGTGCTACAGAACCAGATGCAAATCCTGCAAATGGTACACACTGGTTAGATACTGTTAATTCAAAGTTTGGTATTTTTGAATGGAATGGTGCTTCTATTGCAACCACAGGCGGCCAGAAATTTACAAATAAAATTCCTCGCGTTATCACTGACCCAACTAAAGTTGACGGTTCAGGCGCACCTTTAGCATCAGTTGGTGCAATCGGAGACTATGCCATTGTTATGGTTGAGGACGCAGCCGCTGATAATCCAGCACTGACAACACTACACCCTGGTACAATTTGGTACAGAAGTCGTGGTATTGCTATTGGCCAAACTGCCGGACAATGGGTAGAAGTAGGTACTGATGAGTGGTTTAAATCATGGCCAGCAATTACTAGTAAAGTAGTTACAGTTCAACCTACGGATGGTGATACATTTACTATTAATGCAACTACAGTTACAGCAGGCACAACACTAACTAGTGTTAGAGACAATATTAACCTAGTAATGGATGGCACTGGTATTAGTGCAGCCGTAGTTAATGGAAAACTAGAAATTTACAGTGACGGCCAATTAGATGGCGCTGCCGCTGACACTGATATTAGTAATGCTATTGTTATTGCTAATGGAAGTGGTACATTAATTGGTGCTAGTGGTGTGTTAGGCATCACTGCAGGCACATACTATGCTCCAAGATTACAGATCAAGCCGCATACTCAAGTACCGCAGTACAAGAGTTCAGCTGGCAAGGCTCGCCCAACAGGGTCAGTTTGGATCAAGACTACTGAACCTAATCTAGGTGCTCAACTAAGTGTCAAGCGTTGGAATGAAACTACAACAGCTTGGGAAGCAGTTACTGCTCCAGTATACGCTGCTGGGCACGAGGCAATTTACGGATTAGATGCCGCAGGCGGTGGCGCAAATCTAGCATCAGGCCAAGTGTATGCTCAGGCAAATATGACAGAGCAAGATGGCAGTGATGGCACACCTCGTATTGCAGACGTTAAGTTATGGATTCGTGGAGCAACCGGTGCAACAGTTATTCAATCAGCTAAGATTGGCGCAACTGGTATTTCAGGTGCTACTTTACGCACATTCACACTAGCAGAAAGTCTAGTAGGAGAAACTACGCTAGCCGCAGCCAAGACAATTTCATGGACTCCTGCTCAAACAGCAGCAGACGCAGATTTGTTAGCTACTGCTATTAACTCAGCAGGATTTACTAACATTGAAGCAGAAGTTGATGCACAAAATCGTGTGTTGATCAAACACAGACTAGGCGGAGAGTTCCGCATGGCAGAAGGTACGGGCACTCCATTAGTAGATTACGGCTTTGCAGCTAGAAACTACGAACCAAGTTCTGGTACATTTGGCCAAGGCACTGCATTCTTAACATTAGCACCATCAGGTGATGCACTATATGATTTTATTGCCAGCAACTGGGTACCGCTAGTTTATGTAGCTAGTGCAGACGCTCCTAGCAGAATTCCTGCAGATGGTACACTATGGTATAGCTCAGTAATTGATGAAGTTGACATTATGGCTCACAATGGAACTACATGGGTAGGTTATCAAACTTTATTCCCAACTACTGACCCAGAAGGTCCACAAGTTGCTGCTACTGCTCCAGAAACACAAAGCGATGGTACAGTATTAGTTACAGGTGATTTATGGATTAGCACAGCTGACATGGAGAACTTCCCACAAATTTACAAATATAATGCAGATTTGGAAGAAATTTATCCTGTAACAAAATGCTGGGTACTAGTTGATAAAACTGACCAAAGTTCAGAAGATGGCGTATTGTTTGCTGATGCACGTTATAATACCAGCGGTGTAAACAGTTACGAAGCTGGAACAATTACAGCACTATTAACTAGTAATTATTTAGATCCAGATGCTCCAGATCCAGCACTATATCCTGAAGGTATGTTGTTATGGAACCTACGTCGCAGCGGTTACAATGTAAAAGCATTTGCACGTGACTCTATTGATCTTGCTGGTACAAATCCAAGAGCTAATGATGCATCAATGGCATTGTACTACGAACACCGTTGGGTTACTGTTTCAAATAACCAAGCAGACGGTTCAGGTAGTTTTGGACGCAAAGCACAACGTGCAGTAGTGGTTAAAGCTCTACAAGCAACTGTTAACAGCAACCAAGGCATTAGAGATGAAGATTCAAGAATCTTTAACTTACTTGCTTGCCCAGGTTATCCTGAGTTAACTGGTGAATTAATCAGCTTGAACTACGATCGTGGCTTAACAGCGTTTGTTGTAGCAGATACACCAGCACGTTTAACACCAGATGCAACTAGTTTGCTAGCATGGGGTAACAACGAAAATGGTGCGTTAGAAGACAACGACATTGGCGCAGCCAGCTTCGATGAATACATGGGTATGTTCTATCCATGGGGCTTCTCAAGTGACAACTTTGGTAACAATGTTGCTGTTCCTCCAAGCCACATGATCTTAAGAACTATTGCTCTAAATGACCAAGTTGCTTATCCATGGTTTGCACCAGCTGGTGTACGTCGTGGTGGTATTACTAATGCAACAGCAGTTGGTTATATTACTAGCGAAGGTGAGTTTAAATCAGTTGCACTAAACAACGGCCAACGTGATACACTATACGAAACAAAAGTTAATCCTATTACGTTCTTCACAGGAACAGGATTGGTTAACTACGGTCAAAAGACACGTGCTCGTGCAGCCAGTGCATTAGATCGTATTAACGTGGCTCGTTTAGTAATTTACTTACGTAGACAACTAAGCATACTAGCTAAACCATATATCTTTGAACCTAATGACAAGATCACTAGAGACGAAGTAAAAGGTGCAGTAGAAGCGTTACTATTAGAACTAGTAGGACAACGTGCTCTATATGACTATTTGGTAGTGTGTGACGAAAGTAACAATACTCCAAGCAGAATCGATAGAAACGAGCTATGGATTGATATTGCTATTGAACCAGTTAAAGCAGTTGAGTTTATTTACATTCCACTACGCTTGAAAAACACTGGCGAGATCGCAGGTCTATAATTTAAAGGAAGAATAACATGGCAATCGCAACATTAACAAGATTTACAGTACCCCTAGCTAGCGATCAAAGTGCTAGCTCACAGGGCATGTTAATGCCAAAACTAAGATATCGCTTTAGAGTGATGTTTGAAAATTTTGGCGTTTCAACACCAACTACAGAACTTACCAAGCAAGTCATGACTGCTGCTAAGCCAAACGTAGCATTTGCACCGCAAAAAATTGAGATCTACAACAGTACAATCAACTATGCAGGCAAGCACACTTGGCAACCAATGGCAATCAGCTTGCGTGATGACGTTACTGGTAACGTCAGCAAGTTAGTTGGCGAGCAGATGCAAAAGCAGTTTGACTTCTTTGAGCAAGCAAGTGCAGCTTCGGCTATTGACTATAAATTCAATCTACGTATTGAAGTTCTAGACGGTGGCAATGGTGCAAGCACTCCTAATGTTCTTGAGACATGGGAATGTTATGGATGCTATATTGTATCCGCTAACTATCAGTCTATGAGCTATGCAGAACAGACTCCTATGCAGATTGACCTGTCAATTCAGCCAGACAACTGCCTACAGATTCCAGACGGTGCTGGTATTGGTGCTCCTGTTACACGTACAACAGGTACAGCAGCTACAGGCCCAGGCGGCGGTATCTAAAACTAAGAAAAAGCAGCTCCGGCTGCTTTTTTTATAACTTATCATTATCTACCCAGTTTATCTGTATAGATAAATATTGTATGACTAGTAAATCCAGCGGACAATTTAATAACATAGGTGGCAAAGGCCTTGGCGACTATAAGCATGCCGCCAGGGTATTTGTCGACGGCGACTTTGCTCTAGCTCCTCGCCTAAAGTTCCAATACCACGTTCAGTTTAGCGGCAAAGGCTGCGGTGCTGATCTTAATGTGCTAGTCAAAAGTGTAGACTTGCCTAAGTTTCAAGTAACCAACGAAACAGTAAATCAATATAATAGAAAACGTGTCATACAAAGCACAATGACATACTTGCCAATAACTATTAAAATGCATGATGATAATTCTAACACTGTTAGAAAACTGTGGGAAAGTTATTACAAATATTATTTTAGTGATACTAAGGCTGCTAAAAACGGACTATATAAAAAATCACCTTGGGCACCAATGTCTTTCTATGGTTTAGAAAATGAACCAGTTAAACCTTTTTTAGATTTTATCAAAGTACATACATTTGCTAAAAGACAGTGGGTAGGGTATAAACTAATTAATCCTATAATTATCAGCTGGTCTCATGATACAATGAGCTATTCTCAAAGCGAGGGTGCAGAACATACTATGACCATTGCATACGAAGCAGTAGTGTACGACAGCGGTAGTGCTGCCGCAGGCACACCATCTGGATTCGGTCAAGGTAGATACGACCAAACTCCTAGTCCGTTAACGTTAGGTGGCCGAACTAGTATATCAGCAGTAGATGGTACTAGTGGTGTTATTACAGGTGCAGAACAAATTTTTGGTAGCAATCTAAAAGACATAATAGCAGATGCAACTGCAATAAACGCATCAGCTAGCGCAACAGCACAGACTAATTTATATAATAACACACAGATGTTGACAAATGCTGGAAAAACAACGCCAAATGGTAACACAACAATTTCAGCACTACAGCTAACCTTAGTAAATGTCACTACAGGTAATACCTCAGTTACTGCTGGAAGATTGCAAGCAGTACAAGTGTCAAATAATGGATCATTAAAAGGTATTGATATAAAAGTTGCTGAAATCAGTAGTAATAAAACTAATGGTATATTAAAAAGTATAACTGGCAAATAATATGTTAGACAAAAATTCTAATCTTCCCTCTGATAACAAAAACACTGACGAAGTAAGAAATTTCTTTGATAAGTTCTTCTTACATCAAATAACATTTCCCACTAATCAAATTGATGCGGTTGTTGGATTCTTTTCAAAGCGTGGGTTTGATGACAGTGCGGCCCGTAGTACTGCAATTGTATTGTTAAATCAAGCTAGATTAGAAAATGTAAATCCTTTTAAACTGTTAGATACTATTAAAGGTCTAACTGATGCACAACTAAGTCAAGTAGTCACAGAAGTATTAAACGTCTACAGAGATCGCAGTTCAGCACTGGGATTTAAATTGACCACAGTAGAAGAAACTACTGAAAGCAGAAACATTAGGCAATGAGTCGTTTTGCACAGGGAAAATACACAGTAGTCAACCCAGACAAATATGTAGGAAATAGACCCCCAACATATCGTAGCTCATGGGAATGGCAATTCATGCGATTCTGTGACACTGATACTCGTATACTAAAATGGGCCAGTGAAGCTGTTAAAATTCCCTATAAAGATCCCTTTACCGGACGTGGCACAGTGTATGTACCTGACTTTTTTATACAATATGCAGATGCTAAAGGGCAAATGCAAGTTGAACTAATTGAAGTTAAACCACAAAATCAAACACTGCAAGAAAAGGTTGGTAAAAATCGCAACAACCAACTACAGTACGCAAAGAATCAAATAAAATGGCGAGCAGCATACGAATGGTGTGCTAGACAAGGTATCAAGTTTAGAATACTTACTGAACAAGAGTTATTCCACCGTGGCGGAAAACGATAAGTATTATTATGAAAAAACTTGAAGAAATCTTAAATTTGCCTGAAAGCAAAAAGACTATCAAAAAAGCTGAGAAGGAAATGGCAGCAGAAATTGCACAACCATTTCTACGTGACATGAGTGAGTTTGACAAGATTGCGGCTGCACTACCTGCAGTTAAAGGACTTGGGGATGCTAGCGATGAAGAATTTGATGCACTAGCACAGCGAGCCACAGATGCTTATGACGACTTAATGGATTTAGGTATGAATGTAGAAGCACGATACAGTGGACGTATCTTTGAAGTAGCAGGCGGCATGTTGAAGAATGCTATTGATGCTAAAGCAGCTAAAATTGATAAGAAACTTAAGATGATTGAATTACAACTTAAGAAGCAAAAATTAGATTACGATGCTAATGCAGGAGATCAAGGAGTAGATGTTACTGGCTCTGGAGTTATTGTATCAGATCGCAATAGTTTGTTAGAAAAACTAAAAAATATGAATAAATAATATATCAGGATTACCTTTATGAAATCGTTTACAGAATACTTAATGGAAAGCAAAGAAGAGAAGAAATACTCTTTTAAAATTAAAATCGCCGGTGACCTTCCAGAAAACTGCGAAGATGTCATGGAAACTGCTTTACAAAAATACCAAGTCGCTAAGTTTGCTAAAACTAAGACT